AAGTCTGCAACCGACAACCTCTCTATTGAGGTTGCCGAAATGATTGTCGCTACCATTCTTGCCTCTACGGTCTCTGTGCCGCAGTCGGTGATGAAGGGTGCCCTAGACATATTGCGGCCTAATTTGTATAACCTTGAAAAAGATCTCGACTTTTTTCCTCGTGTTGGTCAGATGATGGGATCCTATCTATCCTTTCCCTTGTTATGCATCCAGAACAGGATGGCATTTCTGTGGGCAGGGGGCGACGGGAAGCCTTGCAAGATCAACGGCGATGATATCCTTTTCCGTTCCAGTCCCGAGTTCTCTCGGCATTGGATGGATACGGTCTCACATCTGGGGTTGGAAGTTGAGAAGACAAAAACGAGTGTATCTGCCGAATACGGCACGCTTAATTCTACCTTAGTAGTTCGCGAAAGGGGAAAATATAAAGTGCGCCAGACTTTGCGCTTCGGTATGCTTAAGGAATGTAGTGACATCACTTCCCTTTGCAGGACTTACGAGGATTTCCTTCGAGGGATCCACGGGCCTGCCAGGTTTCGTGCCGGTTTTGAGTTTTTTAGGTGGCATCTTCCATCACTTAAAGCTTATCGCCTTTCAACGCACGAACTTGGCTTCCGTGGTGAACTTGCGTGGCGTCTTACTCGTAAGTGGAACCTCCGTTTCGACAGACCTTCTGAAGTCTTGCCGATCCTAGGCCCCGATCACAACGTAATCGTCCCTCGTGATGGTTGCACATTTGTTGATCCGGGTACGGTTCGAAAAGAAGATAGGAAAGTTAGTGCGATGGAGCTCGCTTCGTGGAAGTGGAGCGTGGATTTCGCTTCCCGGTGTAAAAGATCAGAATTAGAGTTTAAGATGAAAATGTCGCTCATCCGACCCGACCGACCAAACTACCTACCTTACCTTAGCGGGTTCGGTGAGGGCAGCGCTAGGTCTCGTCCAAGTTGGGCAGAAACTCGAAAATGGTATCTAACCCCTCGTGTTGTCCGGAAGGAGACTTTTCCCCTCATGATTGAGGTCGAGGAAGAGCTTCCGGCATATGAGGAGTTTGACGCTGGGGAGATACTGATAGACGTCAAGAAGACAAAGGAAGAATGGATGTAGTCCGTGATTGGAAATGTGGTCTGTGCGGAAGGCCTCTCCTTTAATTAAGGGGTTCCGGCACTTAGTGCACTTCTGGAACCTGGGAGAGTAGTTAGTACGCCCCATGATTGGGCTATAGTGAG